GGACTTGATCCGGAAGCAACGGACGAAGACGCGAAAGCCTTCCTGGCCGACTTGCAGGCGCGCGGGCAATTTATTCCGTTCGTCGAAAACAAGCCGGAACCAAAGCCGGAGGCGGCTGTCGACCCTGAAAAAGAACGCGCCGACGCGGTCCGCCTTGAACGCGAACGCGCTTCCGAAATTCGGTCAATGTGCCAGGACTTCGGCCTTGAAGGCGAAGCCGAACGCATGATCACCGACGGCGTTTCTGTTGACGACGCCCGCGCGCAAATCCTGGCAAAGCTGAAAACCGACCCTGTTAACGGTTCCGGGCGCGCCGAAATCGTAAAAGAGGCCGGCGAGAAATTCCGCGACGCGGCCGGTCACGCAATTCTTTTGCGCGGCGGCATCGACGTTGCAAACCCCGCCGAAGGCACTGACGAACTTCGGTCTTTTTCGATGTTTGACCTTTGCCGGGAAGCCCTTCGGGTCGCCGGTAAAAGTATTCGCGGTTCCCGCATGGAAATCGCCGGGCGCGCTTTGATGACCGGCGATTTTACCGGCATCATGGCGAACGTCGCCAATAAACGGCTTTTGCAGGGCTTTACCGAAGCGGAAGAAACGTTCGAAATCTGGACGGATGAAGGAAGCCTTCCCGATTTCAAACAGGCGACGCTTGCGCTTGCTTCCGAAGCCGACGACCTGGACGAAATAAAAGAACGCGGCAATTATGATTACGGCGACATGAGCGACAAAAAGGAAAATGTTACCATTGCAACCTTCGGCAAAATTGTCGCGATTACTCGCCAGGCGATTATGAACGACGACCTGTCGGCTCTGACGAATCTTCCCTATAAAATGGGGCGCGCGGCAAAACGGAAAATCGGCGATTGCGTTTACGCCGTATTGACCGCAAACGCGGACATGGGCGACGGCGTTGCGCTTTTTCATTCGGCGACCCATGGCAACGTCGGAACGTCGGCTGTCATCGGTGTTTCTCCGGTTGCCGAAGCCATTAAGTTGATGGGTCTGCAAACCGACCCCCTGGGTAACGCTTACTTGAATATCCCTTGTAAGTATTATATCGCGCCGAAAACGATCGAAGGCGTTTCCGAAGTCTTTTTCCGGTCCGAACGCTTTTCCGATAAGGCGGTTTTGGCGACTGACGCTTACCTTGGTTCTTCGCGCGTCAACCCCTATGCCGGGGACTACTTGACCCGCGTTTATGACGCCCGCCTGGACGGCTCCGACACGGCGAAATATTACTTTGCCGGGCCAAAGGGGATGACCGTCACGGTCTTTTACCTTAACGGCCAGAAAACGCCTTACATGGAGCAAAAAGAGGGTTGGACCGTCGACGGGACCGAATTTAAGGTCCGGATCGATGCGGCGGCAAAAGCCGTTGATTGGGTCGGCCTGGTGAGTAACGCCGGAGGATGATTCTTTTTTACGCGATAAATATTAAAACAATAAGAAAGGATTTTTTAAAATGACAACTCCACTTGAAGGCAAGCTGAATGTCGCAACGTTCGAATACGACTTTTCGGTCGACGGCGGCGCGATTGGCGCCATTACGATGCGCGGCGGAGAAATCCCGTCCGGCGCCAAAGCCGTTCAGGCTTACATCAACAACCCGACTACCGACATTACTTCCGGCGGGTCGGCGACCATTTCCTTCGGTCTGAATGCGGCCGGCGACGTCCACGCGGCCGACGCTATCGCCGATATCAACGCCGGCCCGATCATTTCCGATCAGATCACGCTTGTCGGCGCGCCTTTGGTTATGGCCGCCCGCAAACAGTTGATCGCGACGATTGCCGTTGCGGCCCTGACCGCCGGGAAATTCACGGTAGATGTTTTCTGGTGGTATTAAGCCGTGACGATTGAGTCCATACTTGACCAGGCGACGGCGGATATTTTGTCCGTCGTCGGGGTCGAGGCAACGTTCACGCCGGACGGCGGCGAAGCTGTTTCATGCGACGTCGTCGTTTCGGACGAAGCAGAAATTCAGCCGGGCGGGTTTGACCTTCCGGCAATGGCGCAAGTGCGGACAATCGAAGCCCGCCTTGCAGAAATAGGCACGACGCCGGAAGCTGGCGACGTCTTTGTTATCGCTTCCGGTCTTTACGCGGGGACCTGGACCGTCGTCGAAGAACTTGAAAACGACGGGTTCACTTCAAAAGTGGCGGTTCGATAAATGGCGCAATTAAACCTTGAAATAAACCCGGCACAAATCCGCGAAGTTGAGTTGATGTTTGCCGGGATTCAAAATTCGGCCGTTAAGGTTTTGACGCGGGCCATTAACAAAACGCTGACCGGCGCCCGGACCGACATGACAGACGAAGCGTACCAGGAATTGAACACGACGAAAACGGTTATTCGCTCCGCGATTCGGATTAATAAGGCAAGTTGGGCGAACCTTACAGGTTCGACGGTTCGTTCCGGGCGGCCCTTATCGTTAGCGAAATTCACAGGGACGGCGCAACGCGCGAAGGGGGTTTCCGTTAAAGTGCTTCGGTCCGGCAAGCGGTCGATATTGGGCCATGCCTTTATTGCGACAATGCGGTCCGGTCATGTTGGCGTATTTTGGCGGAAAGACGACACGTTTGTCGGTTACGCTGACAAGCCGAAGCTTGCCGGGTCTGAATATGGGAGGCTTCCGGAAAAATATCGGTTGCCGATTAAAGAACTTTTCGGCCCGCGCGTCGAAGATATTCTTGCAAAGGTTGAACGTTGGGAAAATGTCGAAGGCAAAGCGAATGCGCGCCTTTTGAAAAATATGGAAGCGGAAATCGCTTTCGAACTTTCAAGGCTTTAAAAAATGGCGAACACGATCCGAACGCAAATAATCGCGAACCTGATTACCAGGGCGGCGGATATCCGGACGACAAAAGGCTTTTTGACGGACGTCGGGACGAATCAGTTTCGCGGCGTTAAGCCTGGGAAGAAAGTCCCGGCGGTTGCCATTTCCGCCGGTCGCGAAACGGTCACGAAGGAAAGCGGCGCGAATATTTGCGAAATGCCGGTCGACGTCATGGCATACATGGCGCTCGGAACGTCTGAACCTGAAATCGTCGCGGAAAAAATTTTAGCTGATTTAATCGAAGCATTCACCGGAACCGAAATAACTTTCACGTTTGAAGACGGCGAAAGCGAAATCAAAGTCGGCGACACGATCACCGGGGCGACGTCCGGGGCGACGGGTTACGTTTGCGCGGTTTCGGTTGCTTCCGGGGCCTGGATCGATGGCGACGCGGCCGGGACAGTAACAATCCGCCGTGACTCCGGGTCGTTCGGCGCGGAAGCGGTCACGGTCGGCGGAACAAATTCGGCCGCGATTACCGGAGCGACCGCCGAAGGCCCGGAAGATGTTTCGACCGGCGGACTTGCCGTAAGCGTTGTTTATTCCGAAGGCGGCGCCGAAGATTTGCCAGAAGGCGGCGAAACCGTTGTCGGTTGCGCGGCCCGATTCGTTGTTAAATATCGCACCAAAACCGGGAACCCTTTTTCCCAAATTTGAAAGGATAAAAACCATGTCTGATCCAATTTTGCATTTCGAAGCAGGGCAAAGCCCGGTTGATTTTACGGCGTTGACCGATTCGGGCGACAACATGACCTTCAATTCAGCGGCGGCGCTTTGGTCAAAGCGGTCCGGATATGCGCCGGTTGTTCGGCCGAACGGCCTGGTTTCCGGTTGCGTTGTTTCCGTCGCGGCTTCCGGGTCCCCAAACGTTGTCGACGTTTCCGCCGGCACTTGCTACCTGGCGGGCGTTTTGACGGAAGTTTCCGCCGGAGTCGACTTGTCCATCCCGCGCCCGGCGGTTTCCGACTATCAAAAATTGTCGATAACGATCAATTCAAGCGGTGTTTTGGCCGTTGTCGAAGGCGCGGAACACACCGCGTTCGATACGGGTCGCGGTGAGGATGGCGGCCCGCCCTGGATTCCGACAACTTCAATCGAAATCGCGCAGATTTGGTATTCCGACGGTGATTCGGCGGTCGTGGCGGCCTCGGAAATCAAGCAAATTGTTGGAAGTCAACGCGAAATGTATAACTCGCCAGTCTGGTCCGAATATCTCTACCGGGTAGCTTCTGGCGTTGCCGGCGTT